GTAAGTGACGGAGAGTTATTTACTCGACTTTTTTATTACGGCATCGCCCATCTTCATCTGAGCCAGGATGAGGTGTGGCTGATGCCCTTTGGCTTGCTCCTGGATCTCTGGGAGTGCCACAAGCAGTATAACGGTATCGCAAAGCCCAAACGGGAGGTCTTTATCGATGAGATCATCCCGGCGGGAATATAAAAAATCCCTTCCGCAAATACCCGGAAGGGAGACAATTCAGTTGAATCATTAACGTATTAGTCACCAAGTTTCTTGCGGATGTATTCGCCAACCTGGTCTTGGGGGATATCCAGAATGCAAGAGACTTCCGACCGGATAACCCGTTCTGCATCCCGCATAAAGTTTTCGTCACACTGGTGGAATTTTTTACCAGCAGCCAGTTGCTCTTTTTTGTGAGTGTATAGAGAACGGATCATGCTGATAAGTTCTCCGCAATCTGCACGCGCAATGGCTGTTTTATAGTGATCTTTTCGCATTGCCTCATTGGCAATCCAACTTTCTGCCTTGGTCTCAGAAGATTTCAGTATGGCATCCAATTCTTTTTTTGTAAGTGTTCTACGAAGTTTTGCGACCGCAGCGGGATTCTGTGTAGGAACGTAGAATTTTGCATCGGCTTGCTTCGTTGGCTCTAAAACGTAATATTCAACTGCCTTACGGTCGATAACACGGGTTTCAATGCCGACAATCCGGCAAACACCGTGAAATCCATATACAACCAAATCATCACATTTATATGTCATATGTTTCTCTCCGTTCATAGTGACAGCCGCCCGGAAATCAGGCGGCTGTGGGTTTTACTTGAAGTATTCGCTGACATCAGCCTTGTCGTTGTACTGCTTACGAACACGGACGATGATGGAACCATCTTCCTGTTCTTCTTCGCTGACAATCTGATAACGGGTACGGGTTTTCTCAAGAGTCTTTTTGTAATTTGCAATTTCCCGGCGATTGGCCTCCAGAATGGAGTTCTTACTCAGACCGCAATCTTCCTTCTGCATGAAAACCAGAGTCTGCAGGATTACAGCAGATTTCACACGCTTCATAATGACACCTCCCTCCCTCAAATCAACGGCAGTGATTAGAGTATTGATTCGAGAGGTGATGTGAGAACAATGCAGCTGACCCGTATGCCGATGAATCAGCGCTCTGCAATGCACTCTCTTAAATTAATTATACACAATAGAAAATGAAATTTCAAATGAATTTTAATGCTAAAAATTCAGAAAATTACTTTTTCGCAGCGGCATTCTTGGGGGCGTAGATGGCTTTGAAAATGGTCCGCATATGGGCTGAATGAAGAACAGCTGGCTCAGAAGAGCAAAGGGCAGATTGTGGCAGATCAGGGAGAACCAGTTGCAGAATAGCTTGAACAGATCAAAGCCGTAACCATAGGGATAGTAGATAAATGCTGCCAGCAGGCTCATGGTGGGAGACATCAGAGCAGCGGTTGCACAAATCAGTGCAGCCTCAAACAGAACAGGATGAGAGGTCTTGGGGTCAAACACCTTGACGGCCAGCTTGTGGGAGCAGGGCGCGCCCATGAAAACTTCCAGGCTCAGAGCCAGGACGAATTCCAGAGCGATAACAGCCCAAACAGGAACCATCTGGCCGAACACCATAACGCCACCCATTGCCTTGATGGCTTCGGGAACGCTGGATGTATTGGTCATGGACATCTCAGCTTCTACAACAAACAGGCTGTAGAACACGAATGCGTGTACTGTGATGATAACAGTAATCAGTGCGTAGAGGAAATGCTGGAATTTGCTTTGATTCTTACGTTCTCCTTTTTTCAAAATACAAAAAGACACAAGGTATGCAGGCGCACTGATTCCGGAAGCGTCGTTTCGTAATCAGATTTACGTGCCTGAGCACAACTTGTGTCGTATCGTATTTTGTATTTAATTTTTGCTTCAAAAATATATCACAGCTTTTGAAAAAAAGCAAGTAAAAACGTGGAGGTGGTGTAATGTCGGATACCTTTGGCCTGAAAATTGGTCTGGAAGGTGAAAAGGAATTCAAGAAGGCTCTTTCTGACATCAACCAGTCCTTCAAGGTGCTGGGATCGGAAATGAAACTGGTTTCCTCCCAGTTTGATAAAAATGATTCCTCTGCGGAGGCTCTGGCGGCAAAGCATAAGGTTTTGACCAAAGAGATCGATCAGCAGAAGGAAAAAATCGAAATGCTGAAAAAGGCTCTGCAAAATGCCACAGAGTCTTTCGGCGAAAATGACCGCCGGACACAGCAATGGCAGATTCAGCTGAATAATGCGGAAGCCGCTCTGAACGATATGGAACGGGAACTGCAGGCAACAGAAAATGCCGCAGATGATCTTAGTGAGGAACTGGAAGATTCTGCGGATGCCGCTGAAAAATCCAAGTCCAAGTTTGAGGGCCTGGGCAATGTCCTGAAAACGGTCGGTGCTGCCATGGGAACAGTGGTCGTTGCCGCCGGTGCCGCCGCCATCAAACTGGGTACAGAAGTTGTACAACAGTTCGGTGAACTGGAGCAGAACCTGGGCGGCTCGGTTGCGGTCTTCGGTGATTACGCAGCGGAGATCCAACGGACCGGCGAAGAAGCCTATCGCAACCTTGGCCTGTCCCAGAGTGAATATCTGGCAACTGCCAATAAGATGGGCGCGCTGTTCCAGGGATCCGGTCTTTCTCAGCAGAAAAGCCTGGATCTGACTACCCAGGCCATGCAGAGAGCGGCAGACATGGCTTCTGTTATGGGCATTGATATGTCCATGGCTATGGAGTCCGTCGCCGGTGCTGCCAAAGGAAACTTCACCATGATGGACAATTTAGGCATCGCCATGAATGCCACCAACATTGAAGCCTATGCTCTGGGCAAGGGCCTTGATTTCTGCTGGAACAAGGCATCTCAGGCAGAAAAGGCCGAAATGGCCATGATGATGTTCCTGGAGAACACCCAACAGTACGCGGGTAACTTCGCAAATGAAGCTACTCAGACCATAACCGGTTCCATTGGATTGCTGGAGGCGGCGGTAGCATCCTTTATCGCAGGCTTGGGCAATGCCGATGCGGACATGATCAATCTAACCTCAAATGTAGTAGATGCCTTCCAGGCTGTAGTGAACAATGTGGTGCCAATCATTGAAAATGTGATTACGGTACTGCCTACAGCATTGGGGGGCATTCTTGCTGCTGTGGCAGATTTACTCCCGTCCCTTATGACGGTGGTGACAGAGTTGTTCACCCAGGTACTTTCCATGCTCATGTCGCTATTGCCGCAGCTGATTCCGGTTGCGGTGGAAGCGGTTATGACCATCGTGAACGCTCTGGTGGAGAATGTGGCTCTGCTGGCAGATGCAGCCTTGCAGCTGATTACCTCCCTGGCATCCGGGCTCGGATCGGCTCTCCCGGAACTTATCCCGGCAGCGGTGGAAGCTGTGGTCACCATCGTGCAGGGGTTGGTGGATAGCCTGCCCATGATCCTGGATGCAGCATTGCAGTTGATTACAGGATTGGCAGAAGGCCTACTGAATTCTATCCCGGTCATCATTGATGCCATGCCGGAGATCATCGACTCCATTATCGACTTTATCATCAATTCCATTCCGCAGATCATTCAGACTGGCATTCAGCTGCTGACCTCGCTGATTACGGCTCTGCCGCAGATCATTACCACGATTCTGACGGCAATTCCGCAAATCATCGACAGTCTGGTTACCGACCTTCTGAACTCTATCCCGGAGATCGTGGATACTGGTGTGGAACTGCTGATTTCTCTGATTGAGAATCTGCCCCAAATCATCAGCATCATTGTAACGGCAGTGCCTCAGATTGTCGGTCAGTTGGTGAATACCTTTGCCGCCAATGTGGGTTTGATTATTGCTGCCGGTGTAAAGCTGTTCATTGCTCTGATCGAGAATCTGCCCAAAATCATCGTGGAAATTGTGAAAGCAGTTCCGCAAATCATTGCCGCTCTGGTGTCGGCCTTCAGCGAAGGTGTCTCCCAAATGAGCAATGTGGGCCAAAATCTGGTGCGTGGCCTGTGGTCTGGCATCCAGTCCTTGGCCGGTTGGCTATGGAATAAGGTATCTGCCTGGATCAGTTCTATCTGGGACGGCATCTGCAATTTCTTCGGCATCAGATCGCCTTCTCGTGAAATGGCATGGGTGGGCGAAATGTTGGTGAAGGGCCTCTCCGGCTCCATCGAGGACAACGGTGACGATGCGGTCAAGGCGGCGGAGGCCATGGCAGGAGACATCAATGATGTGATGCACGGTCTGGCAGCGGACCTTTCCACCAGTCTGCCTTCTCAGATCGATGTGAACGGCAGCGTTGGAGCGGCTGGTGTTGCACCGGCGACCGCAGCACAGACGGTCATCAACATCTATCCTCAGACTCTGGATGAGGCGACCATCGACTACCTATTCGTGAAATTTAATGCAAGATTGGGGGCGGCACTATGAGAAAGTTCTATATCGAAAATGGCCTGGGTGTCAGACAAGCCTTGAATGGTGAGTCTGGCATTTTTCTTTCCAATCCCACAGGCCTGGGCCTTTCTCTGTCGCCCACCTTTGCAGACCTGCATAAAGGTTTCTTCCGGGCAGTCAGCGGTGAGTCGGAACCCCAAAGTACCATCGCTGGCGATCTGGTGTTCATCGGGGCCAATGCCTACGAAGACTACAGAAACTTCGTGGACTGGTGCAGCGGTCAGGAGTTGTTCCTGGTGTACAAGCCCTACGGCACCACCGAGTTCTACCGGGGTGTCATGATCAACTATCTGACCAAAACGGAACTGACCGATACCCGGTGGCTGTCCGTGCCGATCTCTCTGGCCTGCACAACCCCTTGGTACCGGGCGGCACCTTCCCGGATGGCTATGTCCTCTGAAACCGGAAGTGTCCTGCGGTATCCCTTCCAGTACACAGCGGATCTTTCCTACAGTTCTTCCAATGCCGGTAGCATGGCAGCAGATATCAGCGCTGCGGGTCATATCCCGGCAGCTTTTGTGTTTACCTACACGGGTCACATTATCAACCCCAAACTGATCCTCCAGGGCGTGGATTCCGGCAAGGTCTATGGTACCTGCTCTCTGAATGTGACCACGGAGTCTGGCGACACTCTGGAAATCTCCACCAAGTATGGTCAGTCCTATGTGACCATTATCAATTCAGCCGGCAAGGTCACTGATGCTGTACAGTATCTGGATCTTGCTTATGAGCCTTTTCCCCGGATTCCCATAGAGGAGAATTGCACGTTATTCCTTTCGGCAGATGAAGCCATTGAAGGCAGTGCTTCCATCCGGGTCTATTACTACTATCGGAGCGTGTAATTATGATTGCCTTTGTGAAAAGCAGAAAGAATTTCAAAACCGTTGCTGCGGCAGAGGCAGTTTCCTGGGAAGTCCCTCTTGCCTCCATTGAAGATGATGTTGGTACCATCACCCTTTGTGGTACCGCTGTCAGCCGGGGCAACGAGGGCGACTTCCTTATCATGGACGGCCACATCTGGCTCATCGACCAGGTTTCCCCGGAAGAACAGCAGACCGTGGTATCTGTTGTGGATGTGCGGTCTGCTTTTGATCGTCTCTTGCCTTATTCCGAGAGTACGCTTTCTATCGGCAATTACCTGGCACAAGAGTTGGAAAACCATTATAAGGCCGTTGGGGACGATGCTTATGCCATGCCATATTTGCAGATCAGCAACACCGATGTAACAGAATTCCTTGGCCCCACAGTTACAGATGGCCTTTACAGCCTCAAGACCTATATGCGAAAGGTCAATCGACTTCGGGATGTGCAGGTGCAGTTTCTGGTCTCCCAGGATATGCTGTTGATTCAGATTTATAAACGCACACGGCCTACCCACAACATCGTGTTTGACGATGGCCAGTCGCAGCTGGTGTCCAGATCCTACAGCCGATCCTCTGTGGCGAAGGTCACAGCTTATCAGTTCGGTGTGGGTGTTGACTATTATCTGGACGAAAACAATAACATCACCAACCAGATCCCCATCCGCAGAGCAGAAGGCCAATGGCAGGTGGTGGCGCTGGAGGACGAAGCGGATATGGATGAACGAGTCAGCGATATCTTCTCCCAAAATTCCAACAGCCACAAGATTGAATGGCGCAGCACCAGACAGTTTGACCTCTATGACAGCACTCGCATCCGCCTGGATGGTGGCCTCATGACTTCCTACATCTCATACATCGGCATTTCTTCTGCTGACAACAGATTCCATTACAAAAGTGGCGAGCTGGCAACCACTCTGACAGAGCGCCTGAAAGGAGGAAAACTGTGAGCAATATTCACGGTATTAACTTTGACAACCAGACCGTCACCGCAAAGGATCATGGTCGTCTGTTCCAATGCCTGGTGACAGACGGCATTATGAGCGGCTGCTCGGTTTCTTTTAGTGGTACATCACTAACCATCGCTCCCGGCTATTTCATTGCCGCAGGACGGCAGATGAAGCTGACCTCCAATACCACGGTCACAGTGGACGGCGGCACCAGCGGCTATGCCCGGTTGGTTCTGAAACTGGACTTTACCCAGGTGGCTACAGCAGATACCTTTGAGCAGGCGGATTTTGTGGTGCAGTACGCCTCCTCTGAAGCGGCTTTTTCCACACTGACCCAGGAGGATATTAACGGAACCGGCACCGAGTATGAGTTCGTGTTCTGCACCATGACCCTGGGCGCGGCAGGCATCGCCTCTATCGTTTCTACAGCAGCTGCCTCCGAAGTGTATATCCCTCTGATTACCAGCGCCCACTTAGACAGTGCAGCAGTCATCACCGGAAAGATTGCCAGTAACGCGGTAACCTCCGGCAAGATTGGCACCGGGGCTGTGCTGACAGAGAAGCTGGCTGATTCTGCTGTTACCACAGCTAAGATTGCAGATTCCAACGTAACTGCGGATAAGATTGCTTCCGGTGCTGTTATTGCTGCCAAGATCGGCAGCGGTGCGGTAACCACGGTAAAGATCGCAGATGCAAATGTGACCACCGCCAAGATTGCTGCGGAGGCAGTTACCACGGCAAAAATTGCTGATGCCGCCGTGACCATCGCCAAGGGTGGTACCGGCTCCAGTAATGGTGCGACCGGCCTTGCCAATCTGCTGGCGGCTGGCTATACAGTCCTGAGTGCCAATCAATACGGAACGGCTCTACCGACTGCAGGCACAAAGGGAAGAATTTTCTTTAAGAAGGTGTAATCTATGCCGTCTACAAGCGCAAGCGTAATTGGCTGGAGAGCCAGAGCCAATAAAATCTGGTATCCGACAAGTGGCTCCTGGGCAGCCGATGGTGGCAGCACCGGTATCAATGCATCTATCTCAGACCCCAGCGGCAACAACAAGTATGGCGTCATCATCAAAGTCACCACCCCCAATGATACCAAAATCGGCAGCATCTCCGCTCTATCCATTTCTTTTGAAGTCTACAGCCGTGGTACGACTACAGGTGCCCTTTATGGTAGCCTCCGTACCACTTATACGGATAGTGGATCAAGCGATACAGCGAGTACCTTCCGTACCAATGCCATCGGCAGCGAAGTAAGTGAAACCGGCATCTCCACAAATTCCACTTCTCCCACAGAAGTGACCATGTCTTTTTCCGGGTCCTTCAGTAAGAATACTTCGTATTATCTGTTTCTGTATACCAAGAGTACCAGCCATATTTTTGGTATAAACAATGCATGGAACGGTTACGCATCTGTCACCTATGCCACCACCACCTATTCCATTCAATACAATGCCAACGGCGGCAGCGGCGCACCTTCTACCCATTATAAGACCTATGGTGTGACTGCCTATATCAGCAGCACGAAGCCCAGCAAGAGCAGTACGTCGGCAGGATCGTATACGGTGACGCTGGATGCCAATGGAGGAAGTTGCAGCACCACATCGCTGTCAGCGGCCCGGACAACCTCGTATTCCTTTAACAAATGGAATACCAATTCCAGCGGCACCGGAACCTCCTATACGTCCGGTCAGTCCTACACCACCAATGCCGTCCTGTATCTGTACGCAATTTATACCTCGTCCACCACAACGGCGGCGGTGACCCTGCCCACGCCCACCAGGAGCGGCTATGACTTCCTTGGCTGGGCAACGAGTAGTTCAGCAGCCTCCGGTGTCACCGGAAGTTATACC